TTCCATGCCGCGGGCGTAAAAGCGGCAGGGCGGCGCGTGGGTTTTTCGGCGCGGACGGGCGCACTTGTTCCCGCGCGGCTCGTCTCCCCGGTGCAATTCCGGTTGCCAGCCCCGGCGGGTGGCGGCGTGCTTTCTTCTTCCTTTCGCGCGGTCTCCGGGTTCGATTCCCGGACGGGGCATCACAGTCCGGACGGCATTGCAAGGCCGCTGGCGGGGAGATCTGCTCCCTCCCCGCCGTTCCGGGCTGGTTCAATCAACGGAGCAGAGAATGGAGCAGAAATGAAAATCGTAATCGACAAAGAATTCAAAAGCCTTATTCCTCCGCTGACAGATGATGAATACAAGGGGCTCGAAGAAAGCATTCTGAAAGAAGGGTGCCGGGATGCACTTGTTGCGTGGGGAGAAACACTGATTGACGGTCACAACCGATACGAAATCTGCACGAAGTACGGCATTCCGTTTCAGACGGTTCAAAAGAACTTCTCCGACCGTGATTCCGTCAAGCTGTGGATGATGCAGAATCAGCTTGCACGGCGAAATTTGAATGAATTCCAGCGCATTGAGATCACGCACAAATGCGAGGATGCAGTAAAGGCGAAAGCAGCTGAACGACTGTCACCGGGGACAAATCAATATACAGAGAGGTCTAAGGAAAATTTTCCTGCGACCTCAAAGGGGCAAGCCCGTGATGAACTCGGCTCGATGGCTGGCGTATCTGGTAAAACCTATGAACACGCCGTTGCGGTCATGGAAACCGCTCCCGCTCCCGTCGTAGAGGCGGCGCGCAAAAACGATTTGAGCATCAACGCCGCGTATCAGGTGACGAAGATGGAGCCGGAACAGCGGGAAGAGGTTGCCGCACGGATTGAGCACGGAGAGCCGCCACGGGAAGTGGTAAACGAAGTTCAGAAGCGGCCCCATGTAACGAACAACAGCGGCAATAACGAATGGTATACCCCGGAGCGGTACATAGAGCTTGCGCGGGATGTGCTCGGAAAAATCGACCTTGACCCGGCAAGCTGTGAATATGCAAACCGAACCGTCCGGGCGGCACGATACTTCTCCGAAAAAAACGACGGGCTATGTCAGGAATGGCGCGGGCGCGTCTGGATGAATCCGCCGTACAGCGCGGATCTTGTCGGAAAGTTCACGCGGAAGTTCGTGGATGAATACGACGCGGGACACATTTCAGAGGGAATTGTCCTTGTGAACAACGCCACGGAAACGGCGTGGTTTGCATACATGACGGACGCGGCAAGCGCGGTTGTGTTTACGCGCGGAAGAATACGGTATGTGTCTCCGGAGAGGGAAAGCCTTGCACCGCTGCAGGGTCAGGCGTTCTTGTATTTCGGGGATAACGCGGAACGGTTTATCGAAGTTTTTTCTTGTGTTGGATGGGGTGCTATCATATATGACGGAACGAGGCGTTTATCAGAACCCAAACAGATGGAAGCAGTTAATCCGGTTTGACGGCATAAAGTACGAAAATATAACGCCGACGGACTTTGACGGCGTGATTGAATATCAGGATCGCATATGGGTCTTGTTTGAGGCCAAACTGGCCTGGAAAGAAGTCCCGTATGGTCAAAAACTGGCTCTTGCCCGTTTCGTCGCAGATGCGGGCAAGAGCGGGAAATGTGCTATTGCGATGATTGTCGACCATTATTCTGAAAATCCGGCGGATGATATTATTCTGCGGAATTGTTACGTGCGGGAGATTATCACAACGGAAAACCTCATGTGGAGACCGCCGAAATGGAGAATCACCGCAAAGGAAATGGCGGACGCGTACATCATCCACAACATGAACAATGCTATGGAGGCATAACACAGAAGGGAGGTGCGGACATGGCAAAAGGCAGACCGCCGAAGGTACACGTTGACGACATTCTTGCCGCCGTCGATCCGTACCTCGAAGAGGCCGATCCGCCGATTTTGGCGGAGTTCGCGCACCGGCAGGGCATCACGCGGCAGTATCTTTACGAGCTTGCGGCGACGCGGAAGGCCAAAGGCGACGGACGCTTATCTGACGCTATAAAAAGGCTTTCCGAATCAAAAGAGATCGCCCTTGAGCGAGGCGCGCTGTCGGGGCGTTATTCGCCATCTGTGGCGATTTTTTCATTAAAGCAGCTTGGATGGACGGACAAGGCCGTCATTGTGCCGGAGCCTGACGACGCGGGCAAGGATGATCCTCTGACTGCCGCGCTCAAAGCAGAGGCAGAAAAGGCAAAGCATCATGACGGGACTGAGTGAGAAACAGCGGGCGATTCTCCGCTTTCCATTCACCGATTATGACGCGATTGTGTGCGATGGAGCCATAAGAAGCGGCAAGACGTCGATCATGACCGTCTCATTCATCGACTGGGCGATGCGGGAGTTCTCCGGACAGCGGTTCGGGCTGTGCGGCAAGACGGTTGATTCGTGCGTGAAAAACCTCGTTTCGCCGTACCTCAACACGGGCTGGGCGAAGGAGCGGTATTCGCTGAAATGGCGGCGGTCGGACAAGGTGCTCGAAGTCCGGCGCGGGTCCGTCGTGAACTGGTTCGAGGTCTTCGGCGGGCGGGACGAATCGTCCTTCATGCTGATTCAGGGCCGGACGCTGGCGGGCGTGCTTCTGGATGAGGTGGCCCTGATGCCGCGGTCGTTCGTCGAACAGGCCCTCGCGCGGTGCTCCGTGTCCGGGTCGCGGCTGTGGTTCAACTGCAACCCCGGCCCGCCGTCGCACTGGTTCTACACCGAGTGGATTCAGAAAGCGGCGGAACACAACGCCCTGCACCTGCATTTCGATCTTGACGACAACCCCGGTTTGACGGCGGATGTGATCGCGCGGTATGAGTCCATGTACACAGGCGTCTTCTATCGACGGTACATCCTCGGCGAGTGGTGCCTTGCGGAAGGGCTGGTCTACGACTTCGGCGAGGAGAATATCACGGACGAGAAGCCCGATTCCGGCGAGTTTTACATCTCCATTGACTACGGCACCATGAACCCGTTCTCTGCGGGATTATGGTGCCTCTCGGGCGCGAGAGCGGTGCGCATTGCGGAGTATTATCACTCCGGGCGGGCGTCGTTCGTTCAGCGGACCGACGAGGAATATTGCGACGAGGTGGTCAAGCTGGCGGGCGACCGGAAGATCAAGCGCGTCATCGTCGACCCGTCGGCGGCGTCGTTCATCGCGGCCCTGCGGAAGCGTGGGTTCACGGTGATTCAGGCGAACAACGAAGTCTTGGACGGCATTCGGCGGACGGCGGAATATCTGCGGTCCGGGAATATCAAGATTCACCGGGACTGCAAGGACGCCATCGCGGAATTCGGCCTGTATCGCTGGGACGAGAAGAGCACCGAAGACAAGGTCGTCAAAGAGAATGACCACGCGATGGATGATATACGATATTTTGCGAATACAATTCTGCGGCACAAGGTCAAGCGGACGTGAGGTGATTAAATGGCAACGGTAACGAAGACGCTTTCCATCCATCCGTCCGGCTACACGGGCGCGTCGAATCTGACCATCCCGACGACCGGGAGCTATGCGATCACGAACGCATACAAATCCTCCGGGAACACCTCGAATTATTGCCGCATCACGGTCAACACCTCCACGACCGGATATTTTTATCTCACGTTCGACACGTCGGAAATCCCGGAAGGCGCAACGATCACCGGCATCAGCGGCACGGTTACAGTTCGTGTTAGCAATACTCAGCGCGTAACAAATACCGTTTGCCAATTATATAGCGGCACGACTGCGAAAGGCTCGAACAAGACCTTCGCCTCGACAACGGCGTCAAACACGGTGACGCTCGACCCGGGGGCAGGCTGGACACGGGCGAATCTTGACGACCTGCGGCTCCGTATAGGCGGCACGGGTTCATCGTCCACGCAGACGAAATACATCTACCTTTACGGCGCGACAATCAATATTACCTACACCGTCTCGACCTATGACATCACCATTCAGAACAGTACGAGCGCGACGGTGACGGCAAGCGCGGATGACGCGGCGGCGGGCGATTCGGTCGATATTTTCGCGGACACGCTCGACGGAATCACGGTCACGGACAACGGCGCGGATGTGACGGCACAGTTTGTCCGGGAAACGGGCGGGACAGAAACCGCCGTCCCGGGCGACGGATTCACGACGGGATTCTCCGAAAGCGGCGCGAACTTCTATCAGTCCTCCTCCACGACCGGGACTGGCTGGCTGGAATATGCGATCGGGCACTCTGCGGAATCTCCGTATTCGACGAGCGATACGTCAAACACCTACGTCAAGCCCGAGGGCGCGACAGGATGGATCAACTACGAATTCGATTTTTCCGAAATCCCGGCGGGCGCGACGATCACGGCAATGTCCGTGAAAGTTTACGGCGCGCGGGAGAACGCAACGGTCGACAGTACGCACGTTGCGCGGTTCCAATGCTACGCGGGAAACGTGGCGAAGGGCACGATCCAGAGCTTCACGTCTACGTCCAACGGCTCCGTCACGGTCACCGATCCGGGAACGTGGACGGCGGAGGAACTGCACGATGCGCGGCTCCGGTTCGAGATCGGCTATTACGGCGGGCGGATGCTCGGCATCACGTGGTCGGTCACCTATCAGGCGGACGACTATGTCTACACGATCACGGCGATTGCGGAGAATCACGTCATCGTCGTGGCACCATCCGGGGGCGGCGGGAATCCTCCCGTCATCACCGTCGGGACGCCGAACGTGCAGGTCATCTCCTCCGTCACGGGTCACGATCAATGCGTCTGCACGTTCAAGTCAGACCTCGCGCTCTCGCAATGGGAAGCGCGGGCGACGAAGGCCGGGGTCACTCCCGCGCGGGGTGTCGGGCTTCTCGTGGAATCCGGCGGCGCTCTGGCGGCGAACACGAACGCGACGATCTACGTTGAGAACGAGGAGCTGACCAACGGCGACGGGGTGTACACTATCACCGTCTACGGGCAGTCCACGGGCGGCGTGTGGTCGGAATAAGGAGGAGCGTATGGACGAGAACGGGAGATCATGGTTTTATTTGACCCTCTGGCGCGGAACACCGCCGGAGTTCACGACGGAATTCGACGCGCAGATCGGGGACACCGACCGCGCGTTTGCAAACATCAAGACTGCCGATGCGGCAGAATCACACATCGCGACGGCGTTCTCCGGGGATGCGGCTATTCCGCAGACGGAGGCGGTCGGCGTGGATGTCATTACAGTCACGGAGGTGATCTGGCGTGTCGGTCATTGAGACGATCACAGAACAGTCGCTTGAACTGCGAGAGGCGACAACGCGGTATATCAATATCACCTGCAAGAGCAGGGAGACGGGGGAGCCGTTCGATTTCAGCGGCTACACGGTGCAGACACACCTGACGTTCGGCGTCAAGCGGCAGTATGTCCAGACGGCGATCATCGATAACGTCGTCAGCTATAAGATTCCGGCAGAGGCTTCCCTCGGCGCGCGGTCCGGTATCGCGGAAACGCGCATTTTCAAGGGCGAGGACGTCTTCGAGGTCTACCGTTTTAATATCACGGTGAAGAAGGCCGACAAGCCCGACACCGCGCCGAACGAATAATCACGAAAGAGGTGCTATAACATGGCTTCTTATTTCAACCTGACGCTTGATACCCTCGCGCCGACAATATCCGCATTCACGATCAATGACGGCGCAAGCGTTACCACGAGCCGCAACGTCACGCTGAAAATCACGGCATCCGGCGATCCGGCGTCTATGAAGATCTGGGGCATCGACGGTGTGGCGACGGAATCGGCGGCATCGTGGGAGACCTTTGCGGCGTCAAAATCCGTGACGCTGACCTCGGGCGACGGTACAAAGACGGTTTACATCAAAGTCCGCGACGCGGTCTATAACGAATCCGCCGCGACTTCCGACACGATCACGCTGTCGACCGCGATTCCGACCATCACGATCACCGGGCCGGATGTCTCCGTGATCTCCGAGCAGTCCGGCAAGGACACGGCGTCCTTCTCCTTCTCGTCCTCCATGGCTCTGAA